CATGATCTTTGATCGTCCATGTAGGCTCTGGCGCATAAGCGTTATCAATCGACACTGCTTTGATCTGGCCCCAGCTCAGAGGCAGGCAATCAATCGTCGGTTTGCGTTGTTCAGTCATTTTCTTGTCTCCGTTGTTTGTTTCAGTAAATGTACGTTATAGCTAAAAAACTAAACTGTCAAACACTTTTTTGTCTTGAACAGATATTTTTTTTCATATATAGTAAAGCCATGAATACAAAGCAAACTCACTCAGAAAAATTAGTCGCATCCATTAAAGCCAGCGTCGAAACATATTGCGCAAAGCATAATGTCAGCTTATCAAAGTTCGGCAAGCTCGCACTAAACGACCCAACGGCATATTGGAAGCTGTCAAACATGACCATCTGGCGACTTGACCGCATTGAACGGTTTATGCGCGCAAAACCACAGAAAGCTAAATAATGGCTGATCTATTAGAAGACAGGCTGCAATATGCCTGCGCTGAATATCTTCGTTTTAACAAGATATGCTTTTTCCATGTGCCGAATGAAGGCAAGCGCAGCATACAAGGACACGCTCGCATGATTGCCAAAGGATTGCAAGCTGGCGTGCATGATCTGGTTATTCTGCTAGACGGTGGCGTAACTCTATGGGTCGAGCTGAAAACCAAGAAAGGTGTTATCAGCAAGCACCAAAAAACATGGCATGAGCGCATTGTTAAAATGGGATATCATCATCTAGTGCTAAAGTCTGATTGCGTGCTTGAAATTCTTGAGGGTCTAGAGGCGTTTCTTTTGGCTCATCTTCCTGACGATCAAAAATGTAACGTTCAATCCGCCAAAACTTTCCTTCTTTCTCGGCCACAACTGCACAAGGCTTGCGCAGCATGTCGGCCAAGCTCATCTGCATAGTGCCTACCTGCATTTGATGAATGGCTTCTGCGGCGCTGTTTGGTATCGTGTAGCCTAAGCCTTTAGGTGCGCGTTCATTCCACCATGCAACAGCTTTTCGCCTTGGGAATGAGCCAGCAGGATGGCCAATGCAAACCCATTCTTTAATCGAAAATGTAAAGTCTATCTCGTAGCTCACGCAAAGCGTATTCGGCTTGCCATCTTTTCCTTGGTGCTCTCTATAGGTTACGTCTGTCACCTCAAACGTCTCTAAAACGCGCTGGGTGCTTAGCACTTTTCCGCCTGCTGCCTTTGGCTTGATCGTCTCTTTTTCTGGTGGCGGAAACACAAAGCCGCAATCTGGGCAGACCATCTTGGCAATGTGCAAAATAGCCCCACACTCGCAAACTTTCATCGGCGGTATGCCTTCACCGCCAAGTTTTGCACGGCCTTTAATCAAATCGATAGGCCCATGCCTGTCAAGATTGCCAGCAAAGTCTAGCAACAGGCAATTAGGCTTTGTGCTCTCTCTGATAGCTGCCAACCTTTGCTCGATTGTATCCAGTGGCATATGTGGCGCGTAAACTGTGCGCGTGCCACGGCCTGTCATCTGCACAAGAAGCCCGCCGCTTTCTGTTGGCCTCAAGAAAACAATCATATCAATGCACGGAATATTCGTGCCTGTCGTCATAACGGCCACGCTGCAAACAGACCTAAGCTCGCCTGACTTTAGCCTTGCATAAATAGCCTCACGCTCTGCCTGCGGTGTGTCGCCAGTGACGACCTCACAGCTAATGCCATAAGAGCGTATTTCAGCACAGACTGCCTTGCAATGGTCAACACCAGTGCAGAAGATCATCCATGTGCGTCTATTCGCGCCATACTGCATGGTTTCTTTAATGGCTGCCTTTGTGATCTCGTCTTTGTTGACGGCCTCTTGAAGCTCGCTTTCGATAAACTCTCCGCCACGCTTGTGAACGCCACTCAGGTCTATTTTGAGCGCCATTTCTTTAGGGATTGGCTCGCAAAGCCATCCATCGCGCACGCCTTCAAGAAGGCCATATTCATAGACGACATCGTTAAACAATGCGGTGTCGCCGTCTGTTAAACCGCCTGTACCCATGCGGAATAGCGTAGCGCTCAAACCGACCATGCGCATATTTGGATTGATACGCTTGAGCGCGTTAATCGTAGTGCGCCATTGGCTTTCTTCGTTGTAGCCTATCGTGTGGACTTCATCCACTAAAAGCAAATCCACATGACCAAGCTTTTCTGGTGCGCGTGCGACGGACTGAATGCCACAAAATAAGATTGGCGCTTCTGTCTGTTTGCGCTTAAGCGTGGCTGAATAAACACCAACAGGTGCAAGCGGTTCTAGCTTTAGAAACTCTTTGCAGTTACCGTCGATCAAATCGGCATTATGCGTCATCATAACGACACGCGCTCGCCATTCATAGTGCGCCATACGAATGAGCATTGCCATAACAAGACTTTTCCCTAGGCCAGTGCCAAGGCTAACAAGAGGATTGCCGTGCGGCTTGTCGCACATATAATTGACAACAGCATTTACGGCTTCAATTTGGTATTGGCGTGGTTTCATATAAATAAATCCTTTTGTCTTTGAGCGTCTTCAATTCTCTTGCAGGCGATCTTGAAATAATCTGGATCTAGCTCGATTCCGATGAACTTGCGGCCCATTTGAACAGCTGCCACGCCAGTAGTTCCGCTGCCCATGAACGGGTCTAGAATTGTTTCCGAATTTTCTGGCAAAAATGATATTGTCCACTTCATAACATCAATTGCTTTTTGTGTTGGGTGAAATCGCTCTCTTTCCTTACTCATGCACCCATTTTGCATATAAGTAAGTCTTTTTACGCTTTTTCTGTCAATGTTAGTCCAAGCTAGCTCACAGTCTGAAAATGTTGGCATTGTGTTTAATTTATCCCAAACCAACCAAAACCTGCCGACTGGCAAATAATCAGTAAAATAATTTCCACCCCAAATAATTTGATACTTTGAACATAAAATAATTGCTTCAAAAATATCTTTGCTCGGCCTTTCGTTATCCCAGTCTCCGATGTATTCTCGGCGCTTGATAGGTGCACTAAACCCACCAGCTCCACTAAACCCACCAGCAAGCCCAATCCCATAAGGCGGGTCAGTAACCACAGCATCAACCTTTCCTATAGTTGGCAAAATATCTCTGCAATCTCCGCAATACAGCGTCGCGTTTCCGATAATGACTTTATTTTCCATGGCACAAATCCTTATATTGGCACATATGCTTGCACATATAGAAGTCTGGTCTTTCACTAATGCGCTCTGGTGGCGTGCTGCATTGTGCAATGCGCTTGGCCTTGGCAATTAATGCTTCTGCATAGGTTTTATTTTCCTCTGTGCGAATAGCTGTAAAGTCTCGACCGCCAGCTGTGCAAACTGTCAAATAATGCCTGTGGATTTTCATGCCGTGCATATAAATAATTGCCTGTGCATAATAGCGCTGGCTCCAAAAGCGCATGGCGTTCTTCTCTCCATGCACCTGAATGGCCTTCTTCATCTTCTTAAATCCATCTTCATCAACAGACTTGTTCTCCCAAATATGCCATTGGTCGCTTTCATACAATCCTCTGATCACGCCGTCCACATGGCCTTTGATAAATCCAAGATCAAAGCCAAATTGCTTACCATCTGCATCATGCGTGCGCAGCTCGATCTCTGGCAATAACCTAAGACGACGCGCCATTTCTTCTTCCATGCGAAAGCCATCATCAAACCTGAGTATAGACTGAATATCAAATGGTTTGCCTTCTGTTCCGCTGGCTGAATACCACGTTTGACGGTCGCACTCTGAGCCTATCTGGCTTCCGCCAATATAATCGCGCGGCTTTTGCTTTTTGTTGTAGTCGTCGGCAATGGCCGCCTTGACGTCATCAATGGTTACAAACTTTTCAATGATCAACGACATGACGGCCACTCCTTTCTTACTTACTTACTTAGCAAACGGGTTACGCTTGACTTGCACGGGTGCAGCGGCTGGCTCTGCAAATGGTGCAGCGTCAGCTTGCTTTGCTGGCTGTGCGGCTTCAACAACCTTTTGCTCTGGCATTGGTGGCAATTCAGCGCCAATAGCAAAATAGTTCTTCAGCTCATTCTGCATACGTCCTTCAACGTGCTGTCCGTCCTTGTTCGTATAAGGCTTGCCCATCTCTTGAACAACACGCACAACCAAGCGCTTATTCAGCAACTTGCCAGCATCGCTTGTGCGACCAACGCCTGTTGCCTCGAAGATTTTCTTCATATCGCTATGAGCCAAGCGAACAGCGGTCTCATTGCTGTTTTGATAGTTATAGCGACCAACAACAAGGCTGCCTTGCTCTGTCTGATACTCAATAACAAGCATCTTTCCGCTTGCCGTTGGCTTCACGTCAACGCCTGTGATGATCACTTTATAATCACCAGCAGGCAACAGTGCATAGCTCTTTACTTCTTCGACCTCTGAAGGGTCGAACACCATACCGAGATCAATCATTTGTCACTCTCCTTTGTTAGCTAACAGTTGTTTGTAGTACGGAACGCAGTTTGAAATAACCCCCCAATATGCTCCGTCTTTATCGAAGGGAATCTCTGGCGGCAAACCATAACGGTTTTTTGCCTGATACGCTGGCCGCTCCTCTGTGTAGATATAACGGTCACCGCTACCAACAGCCCGCACAAAGGAATTGCCGAAGCCATCCTTAGTCTCGCGTGTGCCTGTGTAGTACGACGTAAACAGCACCATATCTGCGCTTTCCTGCATCAAGGCGCTGGCCTTCTGGTGCAGCTTCAAGTCGTACCTGTCGTAAGGCTCCGTCTGAGGGTTTTCAAACCGCTTGATCTGCGCATGAGCCGTCATAATAATAGTCATGTGCTTTTCATCGCGCAGATAGTTCATAGCATCAATAAGCTGCCGCCATACGTCCAACGCCATGGCATAGCCCTTACCGTATCCATAGCTTTCAATGCCTGTTGCTGGCTTGCCTTTTGATGCGTTAGGATTTTCCTCTAGCACTTTCTCCCAAACCATTGGCTCTAAATGGTCGAGGCTATCAATCACAAGCGTTTTGAAGCCATGATCTTCTGCATAAAGCTGACGAAGTTGATCAATCAGCATATCAAAGTTTTGAGCAACCTCAAATGATGGTGCATCAATCTTTCCTAAGCCATCTTCTGTCAAGATAAACACAGGGTCAGGCGCAAGGCTGCCAAACGTCGTCTTACCAAGCCCGTGATTGCCATAAACAATCATAATCGGCGGCTTGTGTACTTTTTGTTTAAGTTGTAGTGCCATGTTCAATCCTCCAGTTTGATCGTTACTTTTCCAGTGTTTACAGTACGGGCTGGCTCAAAGGCTGCGCGAATATCAGCAGGCCATGCCTTGTAACGCGCTTCGCTCACGTCGCGTGTCACTGACATATACTCAAATGGGTCTTGTCCAGCGGCCTCAATGTCAAGCCAAACCTCTGCCAGCTTTGCCTGATCCCATTTTACATTTTTTGGAATGTGAAACTTAATGCCGTCAACATTAACTGTGCCCGTCTGTCCAGTAAGCTTTTCAGCATACTGCGCGGCAAGCGTTTCAATCAGCATTGTTTCTTGATCTTTCAGATTCTTGATCTGCTGGCGAATGTCACGCAATTTATCAAGATAGTTAGATGGGTCGTTTGCCATCATACTCATTTTATTTTCTCCTCATTGCACTGTCCTCACGGCCCATTGCCGCTTGACAAAAACACTGTATAATGGCTTCATAGTGTTGTCAATAACTTTTTATAGGAAAAAAACTATGAATGATCTTAACGAAGTCGCGCTTGATTATGCCATCACAAATGCGGTTGAGTTTCTCGAAGAAGCTGGCACAACAGATTTATCAACACTTAGCGCGGATGACGTGCGCGAGCTTATGCGCGTTATCATCTGCCGTTATTTGGATGCAAACGCTCTATCGTAATAAGCGATAAATCATAGGCTTGGCGTTCTTATCAAACACGATCTTGCCGTTGCCAGTCTCAAAGCCAAGTGTATCCTCAATTGCCGTCATCTCTTTGGCGCTCAAGTGAAGCACACGCATAACGTCTCTGCGCGTTGCTTGCCCGCCAGACTTCTTCAGATACTCAACAACCTTATTGCACTTCCGCTGATCTTCATTCTCGAACATTTTATCGCGTGCAAAATCCAAAACAAAGCGCAGAGATTGCTCGACAGTATTGGCTGCAAACTGCAAGATGTCTTCTTCTAAAATTGGCTCTTTGTAATTCCGAGCCACTGACAAAATAGACGCGATCTTCATAGTGTTTTCAAAGTACCGAGCGAAAATGCCGTCGAGCCCTTCCTCGTGCAATTCAATCTGCATATTGCGCTGATATTCTCGAAGCTCAATCAGCCTATCGCGCATCATGCCAAGAGAAATAATCACTGGCTCTTTGCCAACAACAGGCTTAAGCGCAGACCATGCCCTTAATAAAGCATCCGTCGGTGGCGTGCGGCGCATTGTCTTGTTTAGCTCTGGGAAGCTCACGCGTGATTGCTTAATAATATATCGATTAAGCTCACCGCTGGCGATTGCGCTAGCACGCATAGCCTCGGCATACACTTCTTCTGTCGTGGTCCCATAAATACTAAGGCATGGCTCTTGAATGCTCGGCGGCAACCCTTCATCGCCCTTTAGATTTCCAGTCTCATAGCTGCTCGCGCTGCTAGAATAGAGCTTAGTCAAAATAGCTGGGATTGTTTGCGCATAGCCAGCCGTGTTCGCGCTGGCCATCGACTTAAGAAACATACCGAACTCGTCAACCTGATAAATCATAGACGGCTTTTGCACGATGTGATCCAGAAGACCTGGTCCTGACCTGATTTCGTCAGAGCCGATGAACTCCTGCAATCCTGACAAGCGCATCAGCTCTTTAACGCGCTGCCGCGAATTGTCCTTGCCCATGCCAGTAGGTGCAATACCAAGCGTATAAATGTTCGTGCGTGTGCCGTAGTCCTCAAGCCTATATCTGCGACCGCACACTGCACCCAATGCGGCAATAACATTCAACAGGCTCAATTCTGGCTGCGGATAAAAGCTATTAAGCTCTATCCAATCAAGCGTCATCTTAACAAGGCCAGCCAATGCGGAATCGTCATTATCATCTGGTATTAGCGGCGCGTCAACCGTCTCTTGTGCCGGAATGAGTATTTCAGCTGCTTTAGAAATGCCACATCGCTGCGCATAATCGTTCCAGTCTGTTTCGCCTGCCTGATCTGGCGGAATAACAAAAGAGCCACCACAAATAAGCGCGGCTGCTTCTGCTGCGTGCTTACCAGTGTTTCCGACCTTGCTTTCGTGGTCATTGTCTCCAGCGACAACGATCTTTGCCAATGGATATTTTGCGCGAACGTGTGCCGCGACATCCGCCAAATTTCCAGCATTAAACGCTACATAAACCGTGCAGCCTGTCGCGTCTCTGACTGTCTGACCTGTTGCAAAGCCTTCAACAACAAAAAATGCGTAGTCACTATCGCCATTTAAGATTGAATAACATCCTTTGATCTTCCCGCCTGAATGGAAATATTTATCACCTTTTGGTGAAATATACTGCGCAGAGCAAAAAGACGACTCATCATCGCAGTCAGTCACAGGTATGACAAGCCATCCAGCGTATTGATCTGCATCTGAGGAAACAACCTTAGCCTCGCTTGACTTCGGCACAATGCCCTTGCGCATAGCATAAGCGTGCTTTGAGGCTGTGTTGCTGGCTTTGGCTAGTGTGAGCGCTACCTCGCTCACTGCGAGCGCCTGTCGCTCTTTAATAGTGGCTTCTCTATCTTGCCGTGCGCGTTCAAGGCGCTCTAGGTAAGCGCGGCGTTCTGTTTCTGTAAAGTTTGACGCTTTCTTGCTGCACCAGACGACCTTTTCTGGATTGCCGCGCCAAGAGCCGAATACGCCAAGGCCAATCGTCGCGCCTGTTTTGTCCTCGGAAAACTCGCTGTATAAATACCAGCCAGTTTTTGACTTGCTGCTTGGCTTATCGGCGCTGTCTTTAATCCTCTGCAAAGACCAATCTGGCACAATCTCATTAAACCCGTGGAATCCATGCTCTAAAAGCAAGTCAGTAAACGCAATGCGCGGCTCACCGTGTGTTGTGTATTGTGTTTGGACTGCGGCTGGATCAAACTCAAAACCAAGATCGACAGAAACCATTGGAAAACCCCCGTAAAGATTGCTTGGCCGCTTTGATGACGGAGGGCACCTAAGCGCGGGAGCTACCCGCCCCACTGCTGGGAGCCAAGCGTTCGGACATTATGACTGCGCTTCAAGCCGTGTCAATATGTTATTTAAGATAATCTCAACCATCTTAGGGCAGCCGTTAGCCTTCCACCTGCGAGCGGTTCGATCTGCGCTTTTGGCTGTAAGGCCACATTCGGCAGCAAGTCTCTTGCTTGTGTATCCATACTTTTCTGCCAATTCCTTTGCTGGGTTTTTGTTCATGGCGTTGTCCAATTCTTAATTTTTGGCATCATAACAAGTTTTGACTCAAGAGCTTTGATCTGCAAGTCAGAGTTGCAGATTGCTGGCCTTGGTGCTGGGGCAATAATCCGCACTGCTGGCACTCTATGCTGGAGAGTGCTAATGTCTGACCTTGCCTCGTGGATTGCGAACGAGTAGGCAATCAGCTGGCCGATAATCAGACCTGCAAAAAATGTTATCGTGGCCTTACTCATGGTGCTGGCACTCCTACCACGAGAGCGCCAGTCCATAGGCAGAGCATCACGGCAAAGCCGACAACAGAGCAGGCTGCCAGAAAGCAAAAAAGAAATACTTCAAACAGTTTGTGCGTGTCGATGATCATTTTACACCTCCCCGCGTGCGAGTTTGAGGGCTGCAACTGTTTTGCGCTGAGTATCCGTGTTGACATAACTCTTGCCGTGTATCTCTCTGGCGGCCATGTCTTGCAACTCAAGCGCCTCAACCAGAGCCTCATGCGCGTTTACTGCGCGGACGATGAAGGCAGCTGTTCCATTGGAAAAAGTTTTAGCTAAAACAACATCACTTGTCTGATCAATTCTAGCTAAAATATGTGGTCCAGATGATTTCCACGGTGTCGGTGTGTGTGTCATTTTTTTGGTCTCCTCGTTAGTTAATTGTTGGCTCTTTGAGAGCTACGTTAATAATGTCCATTGCCTTGCTGTTGCTATCCATTTGATCCATCAGGAAACGCCTAGCAATCTTGTCTGATGATTGCTCGTAAACATCCAGCAGGATGGATTGATTTTGATGGATCACGTCAAGCAAAAACTCCAGCGCTTTTTTACCAGTCTCGTTTGCCATTATTTTTCTCCCCACAAAAGCGTGGCAAGTTTAACAAGCTTTTCCAACTCGTTAACGCGCTTCTTCGCATAAGTCAAAGAATAGCTATGCTCTTTTTTGATAGATCCATCTTTTAACCCAGAATGATAAACCTTTGCCTCTTCAAGCTTTTCTGATAAAAAATCAAAAGACTCAGGCATGCCAAGGTTTATATCTTTAGCCTTAAGTTCCCAATATTTTGCTTTGCTTTCGTGGCTTTCGGCTTTTGCGTGCATCTCAACGCACTGGCGCATGCGGTTATCGTTGCGCTCTATAAGCGCGCGGTGTCGTCCTTCGCTGTGGTGACCTACTTTTATTGGTTCGCCAAGGCTTAAAAATTCACGTCCTTCTTGCGCTGCGTTATAGGCTTCGTCGCTTTTGTTTTCTGCTGATTTCGCCCATTTTGCATATTTTTCAGCTTTTTTTTCTGCATAATTTTCACCAATCCGAACTGCTGAATAATAATAAAAACCATCTTTTGAGCCGATGAGTTTAAAAACCTCATGCTCAGCCTCTTTGCCGTATTTGTTTGCTATAAGGATAATATCCCCTTTAACGTGCTCCGCGTCGCATTTTGCAAGCCAAACATTTGGTGCATATTTATAATATGTATTTGCCATTATTTTCGTCTCCGTTAGTTTTATTTAAACAATAGCAACAAAATGTGATTGCAGACCCAGAGCCGCACGTGCGCCGCATGATACAGCCAGCAGCTTTTTAAACTCATTTTGTGCTGCGCGTTTTGCAGCAACATTTCTGAAACCGCCCTTGCCGTTGCTACGGTCAAACATCAAGTGAGCTTCAAGAGTTTTAATCGTCGCTCCATTCCGCAGAACGCCAGCTGCAACGAGCCCTTCAACCATTTCATTAACGCCGTTCTCGTAGCCGATGAATTCCATTTTTATCTCTCCGTTGTTAGGGCTGCGTGATTGCCTCCCTGTGATTATTAATCTAGGGCACCCGCGCCCTAGTGTCAAGAACTATTTTTAGGCTATTATATAAAATTTTAGGTATTAACTAATTAACTAAGTAGGGCGACAGTGTCCGCGGACAATAGAGCCCGCGGACTGTAATGCCCGCGGATATTTGTGCCCGCGGGCAGTAGTGCCCGTTTCAACAGCGTGTGACAAACTTAAAATTTATCTAAAATTTTATCTAATACACAATTATGTGACAGCTTGCGACGGTTTTGGTGACAGCAGAAAAGCCATATAAAATAAGGGAAAGTTAGCGTTTGTCACTATGTCACTATATATATATATCCTTTCTCTTTATTTCTATCTACGCGTGTATATGTATTTATTAACACACCTTTAGGTTGTGGTCTGTCTTTTTGTTGTGGGTGTCACGGGTATGGGGGGTGTCGCGTGACATGGTGACAAGATGCGAGTTATGCCTTGTTTTATTGGATTAAATGGTGTCGCAAAGTTGTCGCTTGCTGTCGCATTGCTATGTGACAGCATACTTAAGGCTGTCCTTACCAAGTGGTAAGCTAAACTTAAGGGTGTATATGATGCATAAGCATTGTTTTTTTATGTGTTTTGTTAGTGTCACATATTGCACAGTAAAAATAAACGTGCTATATGTGACTAACCAAGAAACTCTAAAGGATGCACCATGAAAGAAATCATATTGCTGGTAAGCGACAAGACCTACACCTCGGACGAAATGGCTCTAGCGCTCGAAACACTGGCATCAATAGGTCTTTTGCCGAAAATAAAATTAAAAAACGAGTCTATTGGTGATAATTGTTTATCAAGATCAAAAAAAAGAGCATTGTGTTATGTTAATGGGTTGCCTTTTGGGGATGTTATAAGCAAACGTTATGTTATGCGTAAATGGCATTTAAAATCATCCGATGCTGACGATGTTTTTTCATCTTCAAATGTCGAGATAATTTGTGATAGACCGAGGATGTATCGCAAACTAGCCGCTTGATCGGCCATCACACTGGCGCTATACTCACTTGCATGGCCAAACCTATTCCACCCAACCCGCTCAAACGTATCAGACCGCAGTCTGGCTCATCACCATTGGTATCTGTTGAGCCGATGGCCGATTGCGCGCGTTCCGAGGCACCTTGCAGCGCTGTTGATAAATCCGAGCTACTGGCGGCAGCCTTTGCAGCTAATGGCTCTGTAGCGGCCGCCGCTGATGCCGCTGGCCTGTCG